CGCACTCCCGGCAGCGGCTCCGTCCGCTGCAACCGTAGCGGCTGCCATCCTCGCCACGCCTGCGAACAAGTTGGCGACGAACTCTGACGGATCAGTCAACGCGACCGCCTCTGTGGATATAGCGCTCATCGCATCTGATGTTGTGGCCGCATTCGAAGTTGCAGGAATCCCGACGCTGTCCGTCATCGAGGGTTCGACGGTTCTGGCAAAGGAAGCATCAGTACTCGCCATCTCCTCGTTTGTGGATATGACGCCCGTGACTGAGGCCATCGCAGCCATTCCTGCGCCCGCCGTCACTGTGAATCCAACAGTCCTCGATTCCATCGAGCGTGCCGCCATCTCCTCTGTGGTCAATGCTGACCTCACAACCGAGCATGGCTTTGGAGCATATGGCTCCGCAACTTTCGCAGAAGGTATTGTCATTACTTCTGCCACCGCAGGCACAGACGGATTTGCTCTCGGACGAGTCATGCCTTACGGTGTAGTGACAGTCTATCTCGCAGGGGACGCAGTCTACAAGTTCTCTGCCGACGCGGACGGCGACTTCTCCTACGAACTGCCTGTGGGCAGCGTTTGGACCCTCGTAGCACGCAGGAGTGGTTATCAGGACACTGAGGCTGCGGTATCGACTGAACTCTGATTCATAGTCGAGAAGGCATAGATTCCCCGGATTTTCCGGGGAATCTTGTTTTTTAGCCGGAAATAGTGTATACTAGGACACATGACGACAACCCCTGATGGTTTCGCGCTCGCGGCAATACTCGACAACGATACGCGCAGTGCCTATGACCGCATCATGGCGGGTGATGCGCTGCGCTACATGTTCGTCAAAGCGAAGGCACCCGCTGACGACATCGCTGCTCGCGTCATCGCGCTCGGCATTCCCTTCATGTCCACACATGCTCAGACTGCTGAGAAACTGGATGTCTACAAAGCGCTTGAACGGGCGTACATCACCCGCGCGCCCAATAACTTCCATGACTTCCTGACCGCGCTTGAGTGGAAGCGTGACGCGAAGTCTCGGTTCTATCAGCCTCGCATGAAGGTGTTTCGTGAGGCGGTTGATGCACTGACCGACATGATGGTCAACGACAAGTACGACATCATCGAACTCTCATCCCCTCCTCGAATTGGTAAAACTTCCCTCGGATTGTTCTTCGTCTCATGGGTTGCCGGTCGCAATCCTGACTCGCCTATCCTCGCAACGGGCTATGCCGAGAAGATTACCAAGATGTTCCACACGGGCATCAAGGAGGTCTACGAGGATTCAGAGTACAACTACAAACTCATCTTCCCTCAATTGGACCTTGTCAATGTCAGCGCGGACGACCTGACACTTGACTTCCGTGATGACGGCAAAACCGCCACACGCAAGTACAAGACCATCACCTGCCGCGCCATCGACGGTTCACTGACCGGCGCGACTGAGGCTCGTCAGTTGCTCTACTGTGACGACTTGGTACGCGACATCGAGGAGGCGCTGAACCCGAACCGCCTGCTGATGCTGCGGGACAAACTCGTCACCAACGTCTACTCGCGCAAGAAAGAGGGTTGCAAGGAAGTCCACATCGGCACCCGCTGGTCGATTCACGACCCGATGGGTTGGGTCGAAGCCCAGAACGCAGACAACCCTCGCTGCAAGGTCATCATTCTTCCTGCCCTCGACCCGATAACTGATGAATCGAACTTCGACTATCCTTATGGTGTCGGCTTTTCAACTGACTACTATCGGGAATTGCGAAAGCGCGAAGACGAAGTCACTTGGCAATGTGTCTATCAGCAGCAGCCCATCGAACGCGCCGGTCTCCTGTTCCCCGCTGACGAGTTGAAGTACACTTACTCTGTGGATATGGAACACCCGCCCGACGACCGCTTCGCGTTCTGTGATGTGGCATTCGGCGGAGACGACTTCCTTGCGCTCCCCATCGCGTACCAATGGGGCAGCGACCCGCCAGTCATCGTTGATGTGGTCTTCCTGAAGGGAGACTACAAGGTCACAGAGCCGATGGTGGCTGGCAAACTCGTCAGTTGGAACATCGGGCGTGCAGTCTTTGAGGCGAACAACGGTGGCGACTTCTACGGGCGAGATGTAGCAAAACTCGTGGCGGCAACTGGACACAAATGTAGTATTACTGCCATGAGAGCAGCGTCGAACAAGAGCAAAGAGACGCGCATCATCCAGCATTCACCAGCCATCAAGAGTTTCACCTTCCTCGATCCTTTTGCCAAAGGCGAGGACGGCAACTACATCGCCTCTCCGATGTACCGTCAGTTCCTCTCGGGACTGACGACGTACACGATGAGCGGCAAGAACCAGCACGACGACGCACCAGACTCATTGGCTGGACTCGCTGCCATGATACGTACTAATCTAAATGCCACAGTAACTGTCTACGATAGGAGAGGTATCTGATGAGGCGCATCTTGGGCGATGGCCCTAATCCCAGTGGACTCTGCGAATGCGGTTGCGGCCAGCGGACGAACATTGCGAAACTATCGAACACCCTACGTGGGGATGTTCGTGGTACACCCGTGCGGTACACCAGCGGGCACAACGGGCATCTCCCCAAGGCAAACCGAGTTTCTATCGACGAGAAAACAGGTTGCCACAACTGGCTGCTCACACATTGGTGCGGCTACGGGATAATTAGTGTGGGTGGACGTTTGTTCAAAGCACACCGCTTCTACTACGAGAAATTCAACGGCCCGATTCCCTACGGCTATCATATCCATCACACGTGCGCAAACAGAAGTTGCGTGAATCCGGCCCATCTGGTGGCCCTTACTCCTGCCGACCACAATCGAGTACACTCCAATCACTAACTTGTTTGCAGGTCCAATCACGAAGCAAGGAGGCCGATTTGCAGAGTCAAGAGTGGTGGAACGCGCACTGTCATCTGAGTGGAGAGATGCTTGGTAAGGAACTCGCCATCGACGGAGGAAGTGCCCGCAGGTTGATTCGAGAAGCAAAACGAACCTATCCGACGCTTCCGTGGTACGGTGCGGTTCTCCCCCCAACCCTCACAGGCAAGACACTGTTCGGCATCGCGGTATTCGACTTGCATCATCCCCAGCACGACAAGAAACTCTGGGCGAACATCCTGAAGTATGTTGCTGACACCGACCCTGACATCTTCGTCTTCGGTGGCGACAACATGGATATGCTGACCGTCAGTCATTGGGTCGGCAACAAGCGCCTCATCGTCGAAGGTCGTCGCATCAAGCGAGACTATGCCGACTTCAACGCCGACATCCTCGACCCACTCGATGCTGTTCTGCGTGAAGATGTACAGCGAGTCTTCCACCTCGGAAACCACGAGGAATGGCTCAACATGTACGTCGAGGAGCATCCTGAAATGCAAGGGATGATCGAACTTGAGGACCATCTGCATCTGAACGGATGGAAGGTCTACCAGTACGGCGAAGTCTCGAAGTACGGGCATCTATACTGCACGCACGGAACCTACATCAACATCCACAACGCCTACAAGACGGCACAGGTCTACGGACGCAGCATGATGTACGGGCACGTTCACACCTTGCAATGTCACACACTGACCACGCCGCTTGACGCACTTCCTTACGCGGCTACCTCGATACCTTGTGGGTGTGACTTGAATCCATCGTATCGGAAAAACCAGCCTAACGCATGGACGAGTGGGCTAGCCGCGTTCTATGTCAGGCCTGATGGCCAATACAATTTGTTCCCGATTGTGGCAATTGACGGAATTTTCACAGCGCCTGATGGGACGACCTACGAGTGAAGGATAGGACATGAGCATCACCAACATCCCGACAGCGGTGCTGAGTGGGCGTAGCGTGCTCCGTACCGACCTGACCAAATTCACCGCTACGGCGATAGCCGAAGACCTGCAACGGATTCTGCCGCAGCACTCCTACAACCGGCAGCAGATTCGTGAGTTGCAGGAGTACATGCGTGGCTGGCACCCAGCGATTCAGATGCGCGAGAAGACGACTCGAACCGACGTGGACAACAAGATCACCGTCAACTACGCCAGTTCCATCACCCGTGACATCGTGGGCTACTTCCTTGGCAAACCCATCCAGTACACGAACCGCAAAGGCAAGTACCGTGTCCAGATGGAGAACTTTACCAACGCGCTGAATGCCGAGAACAAGGCTCTCGTAGACTTTGAGATAGCCGAGGACTGCTCCATCTGTGGCGTCGGCTATCGTGGCACCTTCAGTGAGAAGAACCCGCTCAACGGCACGCACCTGAAACTGCTGCGACTCGAACCACAGGACACCTTCGTCGTCTATCCGACCGATCCTGTGGCTCCGCCCGCGTATGCAGTCACGTCCTATGAGAGTGCGCCGTCGAGTATGCTCGTAATGCCTATCAGCGGCAGCAAGACCTTCTACAAGGTCTACACTCCCACCCAGATGTTCGTCTTCGAGGACGACGTGCTCGGCGGACAGGACTCAGTTGCGGGTGTCTTGCTCAAACTCAAGTCCACGACCAACATCTCCTTCGGTGGCAGACTGCCTATCATCGAGTACCAGAACAACCTCTGGCGGCTCGGGGACTGGGAGACAGCAACCTCCATAATGAACGCACTCGACGCTGTGACTTCTGATGGTGTCAACGACATCCAGCAGGCCGTCAACGCCATCCTCGTTGCGATGGGTATGGAACTGGATGAGCCAACCTTCAAGAAATTGTCAATCAATGGCTTCCTGAACGTCGCCAACATCCCACCGGGCGTCACTCCGTTCGTTGATTTCATCAGTCAGCCGATGAGTGCTGATGTCGGCACCTCGATGCGGGACTATCTCGAAGCGACTCTGCGCGTCATCGTCGGCGTGCCCGACCGCAAGACGCGCGGCGGCAGCGGTGGGGACACAGGGGACGCGGTCTTCATGCGTGACGGCTGGCAGGACATCGACCTCGTCGCCAGCGCCAAAGAGCCGTATTTCGTTCAGGCCGAGCGGGACGCGCTTGCCGTCATCCTCTATATCCTGAATGTCAACAAAGAGGTGTCGAGTATCGACGCCGTGGACATCGACATCCACTTCAACCGCAACAAGACCGCCAACCTTCAGTCCAAGGCGCAGGTATTCCAGATTCTGGAATCCTCACACATGGCTCCGGTTGACGCACTTGACATCGCCGGTTTGACAAATAATGTGCATGATGTTATACTACGCATGGAGACTTTGGCGACAGAAAATGCAGCAAAGGCATTGGAACTGGCCAATCAATCCAAAACTACCGATCCGAACTCATTGAAGGGCGGAGCGGCTACCGTAGGAGATGGAAGCGCAACCGCATAAGGCGGGGGTGCTTTCCTGACACTCAGAGGAGAGTATCATGGTGCTCAAGAAGGAAGACTTCACAGACGAACAGTGGGCCGCAATCGAAGCGGAAACCGACCGTCGCGTCACGACCGCATCCGAGACAGCGCGTAAGAACGCAGTCAAAGCCTCGGAAGCCGAGACCGACACCAAGATAGCAGACGCGATTGAGCGCGAGCGTGCCAAACTCGAAGCAGACGAGGCAGGCAAACTCGAAATCCAGCGCAAGGAAATCGCGGACGCACAGGCTAAACTCGCTCGGGATGTCAAGAGCCTTGCCGCTACGAAGAAACTCGTGGGCGCAGGCATGGACGAAACCGAAGTCGAGAGCCTGCTTCCCATGTTCGTCGCTGTGGACGACAAGTCCTTCGACATGGTCGTAGACAATTTCATCAAGGTCACGCAGGCCAACGTGAAGTTGCAGGTTGACCGTGTCAAGCAAGACCTCCTCGGAAATGCAACACCGCCGTCCAGCCCATCGGGTGCTCCTGTTGACATCGAAACCGCTGCTCGCTCCGCTGTCGCTGCTGGCAACGACGCCGCCGCTATCGACATGCTTCTCGCAGCCGCACCCACCCAGTAAGGAGTCCCAATGGCCCTTCCGACCGGAACCGCAGGCGTGTTTGCTCCTGTCAATATCGCAGGAGTCCTGTTCTCCAAGACCGATGTACGCACCCCGCTGTTCAATAGGCTCGGTGGCGTGCAGATTGGCTC